CGGTCGTGGCGCCGTCGGCCTCGGGGCCGGACTCGCAGGCGGCGCCGGAATCATGTCGCTACTCACGTCCGGGTTCGAGCGGGCGGGTCAGGTCGAACAACTCCAACTCACCTTCGAGGCCCTCCTCGGCGACTCCGACAAGGCGACCGCCGTCCTCGACCGCCTCTCCGACTACGCCCGCACCACCTCCTTCGACTTCGTCGAAGTCGCCCAGTCGACCGCACAGTTGACGGCTGCACTCGGTGACGTGGACAAGGCGGAGAGTCTGACCAAGTTCCTCGGTGACGTCGTCGCGTTGACCGGCGGCACCACCGAATCGTTGGGCCGGGTCCGGCTCGCCATGTCACAGATCGCCGGTGCCGGACGCCTGGACTCGGCGAACCTGCGTCAGATCACCGAATCCCTGCCCGGCGTCCCGATCGCCCAGATCCTCGCCGACCGCTTCTTCGGCGGGTCGATGGAGGCGTACTCGGCGGCCCGTGACGCAGGCGAGTTGGGCGGCAAGATCTCCGCCGAAGCCTTCTTCGAGGCTTTCCAGGAGGGCACGCGGGAGAAGTTCCCGTCAGTCGAAGGGTTCGCCCAGACCGCTGCCGGGACCCTGACCGGGATGACGCAGAACCTGAAGGAGAACTTCGCTATCTTCGGGGCGACGATCATCACCTTGGCGTCGGGGCCGATCAAGGCGGCGATCGGCACGCTCAACGAGTTCTTGAACCTGGCCGGTCAGTTCGTTTCGGGTGAGATGTTCCAACAGCCCGGGCACGACCTGTTCTCCACATTCATCCCGGACGACGCGCGGATGTCGAAGACGTTGGAGAACCTGAAGCTGTTCCGAACGATTCTCGGCAACGTCCTCAAGGCGTTGGGCGCCCTCCTCGCTGTGAAGGGCGTCATCGAACTGTTCGGACTCATCGGTTCCGGCATCCGCCTCGCCCTGACGCCGATGGGCCTCCTCGTCGTCGCCATCACCGCCATCACCGCCGCATGGACCTACTTCGCCTCGACGAACGCAAAGTTCGCCAAGACGTGGGAGACGGTGAAGGCCCAGATCCGCCCGACGATCGACGCCTTCGTCCGGTTGGGTAGCGCCATCAAGAAAGCCTTCGGCGGTGGAAGCGGGGATGGGAAGCCGTCCATCCTGACCCGCATAGGCGACGCCCTCCGCTACGTCAACGTCGGCCTGGGCCGTGTCATCGTCTCGTTCCGCGACTTCGCCAACTCACTCACCGAGTCGTTGAACGTGAAAGGCTTCAAGGACTTCGGGGCGTCGCTCGACCTCGCCATCGGCGAAGGACTCGCCGAGATCTTCTTCGGCCCGGCCGCCGACGAACGCAAAGCCCGGTTGAAGGCGCAGGGCGGCTCCTACATCCTCAACGTCCTGGAGGACACGTTCCTCGGCCCGGTGATCCGCTTCTTCCGCGGGCCGTTCCTCGACATCGCCAAGACGATCACCGGGTTCATCGGCAACATCGTCGGTCAGATCGCCGGGGCGATCGGCGACATCTGGGGCATCATCTTCGGCGGCGAAGACAAGGACCCACAGCGCCAACTGGTCAACGGCATCTTCGGCACCGCCGACGACCGGTCGACCGGCACGAAGATCCTCGACCGGCTGGAGGAGACCTTCCTCGGCCCCGTCATCCGGTTCTTCCGCGGCCCGTTCGCCAACGCCCTCTCCGGTGTCGGCGATTTCGTCGGCGGCCTGTTCTCGAACTTCCTCATCCCCGGCTTCAAGGCCGTGTTCAACTTCTTCGCCCACGACTTCATCCCCGGCATCGTCGACGTCGCCCAGTCGATCGGGAGCTTCCTGTCGCCCGCCGTCCACTCCGTCGGCGACCTCCTCGGCCAGGTCGGCACACTCCTGTCCCCGATCGGCGGAGCGATCCAAGGCTTCGTCGAAACCTGGAAGTCGGAGGGCGTCGCCAAGGCATTCTCGTCACTGTGGGACGGCATCACCGAATCGGCCGCGAACCTGTGGGACGGCGAAGACGGCAACGGCGGCATCAAAGCGGGACTCGAAAGCGTCATCAATTCGATCACGTCGTGGTTCTCGACGACGTTCACCGGCAAGAACGCCACCGACTGGGGACGGAAAGCGTTCGACGGGCTGAGAAAGGTCGGCTACTACATCGGCAAGTTCCTCAGTTCTCCCGAGTTCCTCGGCACCGTCATCATCTCCGCCGCCGCCGTCGCTGCCGCCGTAGCGGCGATCATCGCAGCGTTCACCCTCGGACTCGCACAAGGCGTCCTCGAAGAAGTCGGCCGGTGGGCCGGGATCATCTCGAAGGGGTTGACGGCGGCCTGGAACTCTCTTGCCGGAGGCGCCCTCAAGTTTCTCCCCGACCCGATCAAGGACGCCATCGGGTTCGTGTTCAAGAGTCCGATCCTTTCCACCGCCATCGCAGGCGGCACGGTCCTCCTCGGTGCCAAGATCCTGTCGGCGATCATCTCCGGGATCGCCACCGCCGCCACGCCGACAGCGATCGCCGCTGGAGGCCCAGGGGGCGGGGCGAACCTCCGCACCCTCGGCGTCAACATCGTGTCCGGCCTGTTCACGTCGATCCGCAACGCGTTGTTCGGCGTGAAAGGCAAGGAAGGCTCCGGCGGTCTCCTTGGCGGTTTCCGGTCGCTGGGGGCGATGATCTTCCCGAAGCCGACCGGCGTCGACGAAGGCGCAGCCTCAGCCGGGCGTAGCGTCGGCGGTGGGGTGCTGTCCGGTTTGCGGGCGTCGTTCACCGGTTCGAGGGCGTACTCGGCGATCATCAACCTGAGAGGCAAACTGCACACGGCAGCCGATCAAGCCAAGCAGCAGTACGGCTCCGTCGGCACCGCCATCGCCACCGCCATCATCGGCGGCATCGCCGACTACGAGATCAACTACCAGGCGGCCAAGTCTGGGTCGACCGGCGGCAAACTCCTCGGCCTCCTGTTCGGCACGGCGACAGGCGCCGCCTACGGTGCTTCGATCGGCGGCGGGCCGGGAGCGGTCATCGGCGCCGTCCTCGGCGCAGGTATCGCGGTCCTCGGTCAGCATTTCGGCGAAGCAGCGAAGAAGGCGGAGGAGTTCGACGCCGTCGTCAAGAGCATCCGCGAATCACTCTCCGGCATCGGTGACGACGCCCAAGTCGACGCCCTGCTCACGAACCTGTCGGACCGACTCACATCCTCGGCGACCGACTTCGAGAATTGGGGTCAGGCATTCATCAACTCAGGCTTCGACTTCGGAGGCTTCGTATCGGACATCATCGCGGGCACCGCCGAAGCGGACCGGGCGTTCACCGACTTCCTCGGCGGCGACACGATCGCCGCCCAGATCCAGGCAGCCGGAGGCGACCTGCAAGGGTTCCAGGACACACTCCGTCAACTTCAAGAAACCGCCAAGACAGGCGACTACACCGACATCGCCGACCTGTTCACAGGCGCCGGGATCGGGTTGGCGGACGGCCGGTTCCAGAGCTTCATGGACACGTTGCAGTTGATCGGCTACACCGGCGAAGACGTCGGACATATCTTCGGCACCCTCACCGAGTACGTCAAGGGCACCGCCGCCGCCCAGGCCACCCTGGCCGGACAGGCCAGCCTTGCCGGAGCCACAGTCAAGGACACCCTCGACACCACCGAAGAAGCGGTCACCGCGATCAACACGGCGCTCGGACAGGGCGACACCGCCCAACAGATCGCCGACATCCTCTCCAACGACGACCTGTCATCCACCAACGCGCTCGAAGCGTTGGCTACAGCCGCCGACGACGTCGCCAAGAAACTCGACGAAGCGAAGCAGGCGTTCACCGATGCCCTCAACGCAGTCGACGTCGGGCAGTACGACGTCGGAGCGAAAACATTCGAGGGGATCACCAGCAAGATCATCGCCGATCTGCCGACGATCGCCGCAGGCTTCCAGCAGATCTACGACGACGTCAAGAATGGCGAGATCGCCGTCAACGTCGGGGACGCCCGGATCATCGGCAACACGGACAACTTCAAGGCTCAGATCACCGGCCTCATCTCTGAGGCCGTCGACGCCGGTCTCATCACCGATGACGCGTCGATGGACACCTTCCTGGAGAACATCAAGACGCAGATCAACTCGGCCGGTCTCGAACCGGAAGTCGCCAACATGCTGAACGGTATCGTCGACGCCTTCATCAACGGCGACTACTCCGACCTCCTCACCCCCATCACCAGCGCCCTGACCGACCAACAAACGCTTGCCGAGACCGGCCGGATCATGGCGGAGAGGATAAGAACCAGCCTGCAATCCCACATCGGACAGAACACCGCTGGCTCCGGCACGTTCCTCGGCGCCGCCACCGTCCTCCCGTCGTCGACGCCGGGCATCACCCTCCCCCGGCTCAGCCGCGACGACCTCTCCGCCGTCTTCGATGACGCCGACGCGGCGGGGGTCGGGCACGACGCCGGACAGGAGGCCGCCGACAACTTCCTCCCCGGCTTCAGGTCGGTCGACCTCGCCTCGCCACTGAAGACGGAGTTGAACGCCACCGGCAACTCGCTGCGCGGCACCGCGGTGAGCAACGGGTTCCGCACCGGCCTCACATTCACCAAGTCGATCGGCGACGGCTTCAGGGCGGGCGCCGGGAACGTGTCGGCTGCCGCCGGGAATGTGACCCGTGCCGCCGCCATCGCCGCAGGGATCGCCGCCGTCCAGATGTATCAGGCCGGATTGAACATCGGCTACGCCCTGGCCCGAGGCATCCGCGAATCCGGCGCCGCCGCCGTCATCGCCGCCATCCAGGTCGCTCAGGCGGTAGCCAACGCGTCGAAGCGGGCCTTGGCGATCCATTCGCCGTCGCAGGTGTTCGTCGACATCGGCAAACAGGTCGGCGCGGGCTTCGTCAAGGGCATCGAGGACTCCACCGTCTCGATGACACAAGCCCTGTCGACCGCATTGGAAACGGCCATCTCGGACGCAGTGGACACGTCGGCTGACGCCGTCAACCGGGCGAACGTCGCCGGGAGACTGTTCGAGATCCTCCAACCCTCCACCCTGCCCGGCGGCACCTCGACGAGGGCGGTGACGGGAGCGAGGACGAGCATCACCGGGTCGCTCGCCGAGTTCCTCCCCGGCTTGCGTTCCGACCTGGCGGGCGCTCTCGGAGACATCGCCAACGACGGACTCCGGGAAGCATCGCAGGCGATCAACGGCATCGGAGTGGATCTCGCCGGGAGCTTCGCCGATCTGCGAGGCCAGTACGCCGACGCCACAGCGGCCCGCGACGCCATCGCCCGGTATGACAGAGCGACGGCGACGCTCCGCACCCAGTTGCGGGACGGCACGTTGGGGAACCTGGCGGCGAACCGGCAACGCTCCGAGGCGTACAAGGCGCTCCTCAAGGACCAGGAGGCGATGACCGACAAGATCGCCCGCCTCCGCGTCCAGTTGAACAACGGGACGATCGCCGGGAAGACGGCCGCCGACCGGCTCGCCACATTCAACGAGAAGGTGAAGGACTTGCGCGACTCGTTCAGCGCGACGACGGTCGAGCAGTATCACGAGGAGTTGGACCGGATCACCAGGGCATTGAAGAACGGCTCCCTCGCACAGGAGGAGTACAAGCAGCGTCTCGACGACCTCGGGACCCGGCCCGACAGGTTGAACTTCGAGCAGGCCAACCTGCTCGCCTCCGGCTTCAAGACGTTGAACGTCGGCACGATCGCCGGAAAGGCCAACGTCGACACCCTGTCCGACGCCCTGTCGAAGATCCGCGACTTCGGTCAAGCCGCCCTCGAAGCAGGGTCCCCGCTGGGGACCGTCATCTTCCAGATGGAGGCGTACACGAAGAAGGTGACGGACCAGGCGAGGACGATGGGGCTGGCGGCGAAGGACGTGAACGCCCTGGTGACGGCGTTCGGTCTAACCGACGCTCAGTTGAGGGCGTTGCAGGCGTCGATCGTGTCGTTGGACACGACATCGGTGACCGGGGCGCAGAACGTCGACAAGATCAACGACCAGTTGTCCGCGATCCGCGAGTACGCCTCCACCCTTCTCCAGGCCGGGGAAACATCCGAGTCGGTGACCGCGAAGATCAAGGAACTCCGCAACTCGCTCGTCGCCCAGGCGAAGACGTTCGGGTTCAACGCCGACGGCATCAACGCACTCGTCGAAGCCGCCGGGTTGTCCGACACTGCCCTCGCCGATTTCATCAAACAGTTGAACGACTACACCGAAGCGATCAAGAGCGCCACCGCTGCCACACCGGACGGTGTCGCCGGGCAGGGCGTGTCGCGACCCATCGGCGAACTCCACGTCCACGTTCCGTACGGCGACCCGGAAGCCGTCGCCCTGGCGACAGCCAACCGCATCGCATACGACAGTCTAACCTCGTGGTCCTAGGACGGATTACACCTATGCTTTGCCACCCAGTATGCCGCCGACGCTTCGGCCGCCGTGGGGAAGTAACCCAAGGATGTGTGTCGGCCATCAATAGTGATGTAGGCGCGCCAACGTCCGGTGCATTTATGCCAGCCAACCCCAGTGAGACCCGAAGCGCCATCAGTGCGGGGGGTCGTGTTGCGGCAGTTCTCGATGCGTGTCGCCTCCCGCAGGTTGACGAGCCGATTGTCGGAATTGTAGTCAAGCAGTTCCCGCAGCCGCTCGGCTGTCAGCGTAGGATCGGTGGACATCGGGCACCTCCGGGGTGTTCGGTCGGCCCCGGGGCGCTCGACACGCTGCCGGGGCGACCATTCTACGCTCCGACAAGCTGGAGTTGATATGCCCGGCCCCCAGCACTCATGGCTCTACATCCGAGACCGCAACGGTCTGGCATACGAGATCATCAACGGCGCCCGCACCCGGGCCTACCTGTCGAACCCCGCCCTGGCCGTCCCCGGCATCGACCCCTGCCAGTTGTACACCGGCCTGTCGTGTGCCTCCTACCCGTACCATCCGTACCTGGGGCCTGACGGGGCATGCGGCGCGTTCCTGCCGTTGACATTCACGACACCGCAAAGCGATCAGGCGCCGTGGTGGAACGCCAACTACCCGGCTTCGACCGACGCCCTCGGGTTCGTCATCGAGGACTGGACCGGCCTCGATGACGGACACATCACCCGGCCGTCGACACCGTGGGGTGGCTACGGCGGCGGAGCGAGCCTCGGCACGGTGACAGCTACCGGGCGGACGATGAAGGTCAACGTATTCCTGTTCGGCCGCAACGAACAGGCCGTCGAATACCTGTTCCGCTGGCTCGGCTCGGTACTCACCGGGGTGTGCGCCACCTGCGCCACCGAATCGCTGATGCTGCGCCGCTACTGCGGCTCGACCGGCGACCTGTGGGACGGTGTCGTCGAAATGCGGAACGTCGGCCTCGTCGAAGGATTGAAGTGGGAAGCCGAAATCCAGACGGAAGGCAACTGTTACATCCGTCGCGCCTCGTTTGCCCTGATGGCCGGAGACCCGTGCATGTATTCGCGGGAACTCGACGTCGCCCCCGACGCCGATGACGTCACTGCCAACCTCGTCACCTGTCTCGGCACCGACTCGCCGACGAACGAGGACCGGGCTATCTGCCGCCCGCTCTGCACCGAGATCGCACAGTCCTGCCGCACGATCCGGGCCTTCACGACGTCCGGTCTCGGAGCAATGGCACCGATCGTCACCTGGAACAACAGCCAGAACCAGTACAGCTATCCGATGCGCGCCGTCGTCCGTGCCGACCCCGGCGACGTCGGCACATCCCCCAATCCGTGCGCCCTGCCGATCCTCGGCGAACTCTACGTCCGCCCACTCCCCCCGTACGCTCAACTCCGCTGGGATGTCATCGGCCGCACCGTCGAGTTCCTGGACTCGTCGACCGGCGGATGGGCGCCAGGCTGGGCGTACATCGACGGCAACGATCCACCGATCCAACGATTCTTCGCTGCTGGCTGCGGCAAGGCGTACCTCATCATGGAACCCGCCTCCCTATGTGCCGACTTCATCTCCGGTACCACCTGGACGTTGGACGGTCTCACCTTCAACCCCCCCGCCTACCCGTCCGTCACCGTGGCTGTAGGCGAGCGACTGTCTTGCCCATGAGGATCTGATGCCCGCACCGTTCCTCCGCGGCCAGTCGGCCTACATCACCGCGACCGGTGCGTCGCTGACTATTCCGCTTCCGGCGCGCAACATCGACGACTTCGTCTTCGTCACGTTCTACGGCAACGACTGGATGAACGGCATCACCGGTTCCCCGGGGCTGCCCCCCGGTTACATCTTCATCAACGGCGACTTCACGTCGGCGTACTTCCGGGTGCAGGCGTACAAGCGGATCACGCAGCCGAACGAACCCGACTTCAAGATGTCGTGGGCGCCGACGACGTACTGGGCGGGGCAGATCGACGTGTACGGCGGCGTCGACTACCGTGACCCCGGCTTCCTCGACATCGCAGGCGGTTCCGGCAACTATGCCACGGCGTCACGGGCGGCGATCCCCACCCCCTCCTCCACGTTCCAGGTGCTCGCACGGTTCTCGGTGGACGCGTTGGGGGTCAACAACCGCATCGAAAGCTGGACGTCGAACGACATGGGGTTCGGCCTCAACTCATCGAACCGGCCCTACCTGTTCATCAACAACACACTCGGCAACCCGATCGGCAACGTCGCCGCCAATGCCGACATCCCGTTGTTCGCGGCGGGGAAGAAGGTGTGGATCTGGGCCAACCTGAATATCGCCACCGGCGTCATCGACTACAAGTACTCGTACATGGACATCGAGTACGCCGAGTTCCCATTCTTCCTGCCGATCGGCACGGCGGTCGCCGGGACGAACGGCGGAACGACGCCACGCGTCACGAACTCGACGACGATCTACTTCGGCACGATCGCAGGCGGCACTCCGACCGGCATGAACATCTACACGCTGTCGGAGTGGGGGAACACGGCCCACAACTTCCACTTCTCGAAGGACGTTCCGACGGTCACGACGCTCGGCACGACAGTCCACCGTCGGCCCTCGACGGGCAACTCCTCGCCGATCGAGGGGATCAAGTCGCGTTTCATCACCATCCCGGCGGTGTCCGCTTCGCAGCAGGTGACGATCTACGGTGGCGACAACCGGCTGGCGTTCACCAAATGGCAACTCAATTCGTCTCCGGCCCCCGTCCCACCGCCGAACCCTGCCTTCGGCCCGGCTACCGGATGGGAGAAACTGCCGGAACGTCAGGCGGCGTTCACGACGACCTTCGGGTTGAAAGAGGCCCTGTACACCGAGGTGGTGGATCAGGGCAGCACGACGATCGCCGTCGACATCGTCGACGGTGGCGGCTACTCAGCGAAGCCTGGTGCCACGCTGCAGATGACCCTCTACGTGCTCCGCCCCCTCCCGGAGCAGCTTCTCCCCCCGGCCTCTCCGCAGCCGCCGAACGTCAAGTTGGGCTGCGCCACCGAGTACACGACGTGGTTCACCGACGGTTCCTATGAGTCGAGGATCGACTCGGCGAGATGGTCGGCAATCACCTGGGAACGAACCCTCGACGCCATCTCGACGGCGTCGGCGACATTCCCCGATGAGTACGGCGGCGTGCGCTGCCTGGCACGCCTCGGCGGGTTGGAGCCGTGGCGGTTCGGGCTACTGATCGAACGCGACGGCGTCGAGGTGTGGCGCGGCCCCGTCATCACCGTGAAACGTGTGAAGGACGGCATCCAGGTATCCGCCGCCGACACCTTCGCTCGCTACCAGAAACGGTTCGCCATCCGCGACGAAGTCGTCTCCTACACGAACATCGACGCCGGGTACCTGTTCCAGCAGGTCATCAACACACACGCAGCATCAACCCTCGACCAGTGGTCTCTGCCGGTGCCGAAGCTCGACGTCAACGTGAACTTGACACGTCAGTTGAAGCCCCGCGAGTTCAAGTACGCCTGGGATCTACTCTCCGAGCTTCTTGCCTCGTCGATCGATGCCTACATCATGAACGGCCGCCTCTACGTGTGGCAGCCCGGCGCCGGTTGGAGGTACCGGGACCAGATCGACTGGACGCTCGACGGCCCCTACAACTCGGACTACGACTTCGTGTACGGCACCTTCACCGAGGAGGCGTTCCGCACCCGGCCGACATGGACGTTGGACGGGGCAGGCCAGGGCAACTTCGTCGTCGTCCCCGGCACCGACACCGGCGAGTACGGGTTCCGAACCTACGAGGCGGCCGAAGCAGAGAACTCACAGGAGACATACGGCCTCCTCGACCTCACTGACCCCGACCCGATCCAGGTGCCGGAGGACGCCCCAGCGGAACTCGTCGCCGAAGTCCTTGCCTCCCGCGCCGCCGGGATCCTGGCGTTGAGAGGAACCCCACCGTTCACGATCGAAGGCGGCGTCCTGTCCGAGGCGGCTCCAATATCCGTTGACCATCTCCGACCGGGATCACTGTGGAAGCTCGACGTGTTCGACGACGGCTTCCCGGAACTCCTCACATCGGCCCGACTCAGCCGGGTCTCCGTGTCCGTATCCCGGACGGCGACCGGGATCAGCGAGGACATCTCGCCGACGCTGGAACCGACAGGATCAGTGTCATGAGCGACCGCCGGGTACGTGAGCAACGCTACGCCCTAGAGCAACGCCTCGCCCACACCGAAAGCAACCTGCGTGCCGTCCGGCTCCGTGCCTGGCCTGGCGCGGTACGCACCGATGCCACGTTCACTGCTTTCGCACCGCAGGTGTTCAATGTGTTGGCCCCCCTCATCACGCTGAACATCCCCTCCGGGCGGTGGATTGCCCTCGGCTCCGTCACCATCGTCCCGACACCCCCGGTGGAGTCCCAGTACCAGATCTTCTTGCAGGTCGTCGACGCTGCCACCGGGATCGCACCAACCCACCCGCTGTCCGACACCCCCCCCAGCGACATCTTCTTCGGTCTCGCTTCTTCCTACCCCACCCCCTCCCAGACCGGGACGATCATCGGAGACGTGATAGCTGACGCCGCCCTCACAATCACATTGTCGTCCGTGAGTAACTCGAACAACGCCTACTCTGTCCGCGACGCCCGGTTGCGGATGTTGCCCGTGTAGATCTGCGAGACTACTGACGATGCTGTGTGCTGGTAACTACTGCGGCTGCGGGATCGTTTCCGCGTCGCTCACCGTCTCCGGCTCCGGCGCCCTCGGCGACCCGTACCATTTGGAGACGAACGCCTTCTCGACGGTCACCTCGTCGACGCGCCCCGGGTCGCCGTTCGTCGGCCAGTGGATCTGGGAGACCGACACCGGCCGAGAACTCGTATGGGACGGGACGGCCTGGCGACTGATCGGCGGCACACAAGCCCCGGTCTGCATCGTGCGGACGTCGTCGCCGGTATCCATCGCAGCCAACGCATCAAGCACCGTGTCGTTCGACACCGACGCATACGACCCGTTCAACTGGCACAACCCGGCATCGAACCCGACCCGGGTCACGCCGAACCTGCCCGGATGGTATGACGTCTCCTGGAACGCCGTCTGGGAAGCCGGTGGCGGCACCTACACCCGC